TAGATAGTATACCATATCTACTATCACTTGCAAGAGTGGCTAAGTTAACTGTTTCTGCAGATGACATGAACGAAAACCCTGATCTTCTGTTCTTTAGGTAGCACATACCATAACATCTTTTATCTGCTTTACAAGCTTCCCAGAATATAAAGAATAATCTATTTGCCTCCCTAAAATCTGGTGCACCTACATCTATCTTGCTCCATTGCAAGTACATATAGTGAGTCCCTGGTATCCACGTTGGTTTTCCATTGTTAGTAAACCAAAAACCTTCTTCTCTACGCTTAAACTCTTCATCTATATAATCGTGCCACTGGTCTTTTTGATCGTCAGGATATGCTCTCCAATCAAATATATTCTTTAAACGTTCAAGTTCTTTAGGTTGTTCAAACTTAACCCACTTATTTTTTTCGTTGCTATACACACTCTTTGGTACTTTAGGTAATGCTATAGCTAGATTCTGTATTTCTATAATCTCACCGATCTGACCACTGCGTGATAACACAACAATATCGTGTTCTTTATCGTAACCGTATTTCCACTTCTTACCCTTGTTAAGTCTACTAATAGTAGTTCTTTTAACTGGCTCGATAGTCTTAACTAAATTTTGCTCGTACATTATTTAGATCTACCTTCTGCAAATCCCCTGAATACTTTTGCTTTTGCCTCTTCTGGTGTTTTTCCCTCGAGTAGGTTTTCTTCTTCTTGGATTCTGTTAAGTATTTCAAATGCATCGAATATAGCTAGTTTTTTAGTAGCTGCCGCATTTTTAAGTCTGTCTGCTGTTAAGTCGTCATCTGAATCTACAATAGCTTCTTTAGCAACTTTAATTAGCTCTTCAACTGCTTTGTGCCCAGCTTGGATTATACTCTTCTTCGTTTCCTTGATGTTCATATTTGATTGTAATAAAATTAGATAGTACTCTGTATAGTCTCTCGCCGTTAACAACAAACTCGTATTCACTTCCTGGTCTAAAACCAATTAGATCGTCAACCTCTACTGTTCCGTCTGAGTATTTAATAATACCTTGCAAAGGTTTTTCAGACTCAATATTAAATTGATCCGTAGCTTTTAAAGGTATAACAAAACAATATCCCTTTTGAGCTTTCCACTTGTCATCTCTTTTGTATAAAAAGATTTGATCTTGTGCTATAAAGTAAGTAGACTCGTTAAAATAACTTCTACTGTTCTTTTCTCTACCCTTAACATCGTGCCATCTCCTAAACACATTGTGATGGACTATAACTGTGTCACCGGGTTTTATATCTGTTTGTCCTACCATAGGTGTAGATACTACAATAGCTTCTCTATTTACGTATTGATGGTTAAATATCTCAGTATTAAGAATAAGCTTTCCACCGTCTACTTCTTTTGTATTATTGTATCTATCTCCTTTTGGCGTCACAACAAAGTTGTACACGCTTTCCATTAGTATTCTAGATTATATTCTACAGACACTGCCATGTTCTTATTAAAATCCTTCCAAGGCAATACGTCTTTATTCTTTTTAATGTAGATAGAAAACTTATCGTCTTCCTCTATGATATCACAGATAGTATGACCACCATACACTTCTTGCCCCACGGCATAGTGCATAGCGTCATTCTTATAATTTGATCCGATACTAATCTTTCTTATTAGCTTCGACATCGTAATTTATTGTTCCATCTTGGATGTTAATATCTACAGTACCATATTCTTTCTCAAGCTCAGTTTGTAATTTACCTAACTCTTCTTGAATACCGTTAATCTGGTGCATCAAGTTGTGTTTCTTAACTTCCATAGAGCCTAATTCGATCTGACCTCTATTAATGTTACTTACTACTTCTTGTATACTCTTTAACTGTTCGTCAGTTATCTTTGCAGGTTTAAGGTCTACCACCTCTTCTTTTGTTGCCATGATTTAATTTAATTTAATTATTGTTAATTGTTGTTATTTTTAAGCTGCTGCTGTTACTTTACTTTCATCCCCATCTGCATCATATTGAGAGCAAATCCACTTGGTACTTGAAACACATACGCATTTAACATATGTGATTGCACCTGCGATTGCTGATTCACCCCCCGTAGCCGTACCTCCGTTAATCGCTATTGTTGATGGAGCCGAAGATCTTAATTCGTACCCGGTTGATGCTGTTTCTATTATATGGATAATATTCCCAACTACAGGTGCTGGAAGTATTACAATGTGATCCGCATCACTATCCGCGTTGATAAGTGCTACTGCTGTTCCCGCTGGAATAGCTACCCCTGCGTCCGTCGCTGTTAGTGCTGTTGCTCCACTTTGAACTCCTCCTGTAGCAGTGACAGTGCCTGCGAAATAAGAATTCCCCCAGCCTTTAGCTGCGGTTCCTATACCTCCTTCGTTATTTGATCTTGGGACAATATTTGGTGTTGCCATATTTTAATTTTTATTTTTTGTTTTTATTTTTTAAACGTCTAAAGGCATTGCTGCGTATTCTTTGACTGTTATGTTGTCTACTGTTCCTATGAAACTATTACCTACAAGACCTATGTTTGTGCCTAAGGAAACAGAGCGCCTTACAAAGGTACCCACTGAGTCAATCACTCCTAGCGCATCCCAATCCCCACTAAAAGCCGATAAATATCCAGACGTGTAAGAAGAAACGGTAAACTTTATTTCATATAAAGTACCTAGTGGAAGTATGTTTGATTGGTATAGTGTTTTTGATGCCCCTCCACTACACGTGGCTTTTCCTTCTGATATAGACCACTCAGCGCTTTTAGTCCACCTATCGTTTGGATCAACTTGTTTTACTGATACGCTATTTATTGTTGCTTCAAAACTTGTAGAATTACTTTGTCTAACAACATAAACCACTTGACTTGAGGCTATGTTTGTAAAAGTTTTTATTCCTGAAGTAGTTATAGCGTGGCTTACGCTTCCAACTTGTACTTTGAATGTGCCTGTAACCGAAGCGACATCAATAGTTGTTATATATCTTTTCCCTGAAGTAAGGATGCTTTGATAAACCCCTGTAGAGCTTTGTGTTCCTGTACTATCATAATCAATGTGTAATTGGTTTGATATAACTTCAACTGTTTGTCCTGATGGAATTTGTGTACCCCAACCTGTTAAACCATTAGCAAAATCTGCATTAGTAATTAATTCAGCGCTTAAATCCGCGAAATCATGATTCAAAACCACGTTCGATGGTCTTTGCCAACTACCTTCACTATCAGGATCTTCCTCTAACGTTAAATTTGCGCTATCGTAATCCCACGCGTTGTGCGTATCGTTTAAAGTGGTTGCTACAGTTACCGCGCTACCTGATGTTGGTATGTATGCACTAACTCTAGAATCTTGTTCTAATTGAGGGCCAAAGAATTCTGTGTAATTATCCGTGCTACCCTCGTAGCTACTTAGATCTTTTGGTGCTGTGTAAATTGTAGTGACACCTGTTCCAGCTGCCACCACGGAATATCCTACCCTATACCATCCATTGCCTTCATCAAGTATAAAATCAGAGTTACTAATAATTCCTACGCCCACCACTGTAACGGTTTCATTTGCAAAGTTTATAGTGGCGTTACTATTTAACTGGGCAGTGTTAGTATAAATTCGAACTGAATTATAGGTTCCTTTTTTGATATAATAAGAAACAGCGTAAGTTAAACCGGCTACAACTGGGATATTAGCAAACCCCTTGTAGTGCTGGGCCGTTGCAGTCGTTTCGGTCATTTTTATTCCATTGTTAGTCCCGTCGGGACCTATAGAGCTAGATATAGTAGTTCCAGATCCAGTCATGCCGCTGGCGGAGGTATTGGGTATAAGATTAGTCCTACTAGCTGTGTGAATAGGAGTTAACTCGCCGGATACATCGTTTAACCAGAAAAAGTCTTGTACCGCCAACACAGGTGCCGAGGCAACCTCTGTAACTATTGGCATACCTGTTCCTAATCTAGGCATTAGTAACCGAAATAACAGATTACGCCTCCAGTAGAATCAGCCGCAAACGTTGCAGTGGTCCATCTACCGTATATTGTCATACCAGCTGGAAATTCACATCCACTCAGTTGAATACCACCAGAACCTTCGTCTACGGTTTCTGATCCTGCGCCTAAATCATTAGCCGCTTCTGCTGTATTAAAAAACTTAGCAGGATTTTCAGCCACCAAAGCTGTTGGTGTGTTTTTACTTATAAATTGTATTGCCGCTATTATCATTCCTGTTGGAGGTACAACTGCACCAGTACCATCAGTGTGCGCGCTACCTAAAGCACCTAATATTACTCCATTATCTAAATTTGCTGCCATAATTTTATTTTTTTACTTTCTCTAATGATCTACCGCCGAAATAGGCGCCGATCACGGTTATTAATACTAATTGTAAAAGATCTATATAAGAATCCTTTACGTTAAATTTTATTGCACCTGCATCTATAAATATCAATAGCATGGTGCATACTATTAAAAAAATCAATACCATTGGTCTAACATTTTTACTTAGCCAAGAGTCTGATTTTAAATCTGCTTCCCAACGAGATGTTATATTCTTTTCCATCTCTATCTCGTAGTTAGCAATTAATTCTTTTATTTTTCTTTCTGCTTCTAGCTTTTCCTCACCAGAAGTATGTAGGTTGTCTATTACACCGCCAACACCTTTTATAAGCTCTGTCGCTCCACCTGAAAACAGTTTACTTAGCATTTTTATTTTTTAATCTTTTATTTTCTTTACGGCGCAAATTTTGGCTTTCTATAGATCCTTCAGACACTCTGTCCCCAACCTCTTCTTCTTTATTTATTCTATCTAAAGTTTTTTGGTTTTTGATTTTTAAGTCTCTTTCGTAGTCACTTTGAGCATCTTCAATCTGACCATCAACAGCAACCTTAGATTTTTTTGCTTTACCTTTTCCTTTTGCTAACGAAGAACCCATCATCTTAAAAGATGAAGCATTACCCGATCTCATTTTAAATCCTGATTTCATATT